ATCAAGATCTCCACTTTGATCATAATTATAATCTTGAACAAAATATCCAGAACTCCATGTTGAAAGGGATGGTCTCAAACCAGCACCAGTAACAAGATCAATAGAATAACTGGATTGCATCCATGTAACTCCAATACCTGCCTTTCCACCTATAGTACCAAAAATTGGATTACCATCATATGCCCAACCAATTACCTTACCATGTCCATCATACTTTTCACCATAATTGGGAGCTTCATCTATATTATCATCTAAAATTCTACGATACTTTTTACTTGGATAAAATGAACAAGGTTTAACACCTTTGAATAGTTGAGGTGATGTAACCTGAACCATTGCGTCATTATTATTATCAGAAAGATACTTATCATAATATTCAACAGCATTAAACTTCCACTCATAAATTTCAGCATTAAATACTGCTCCCTTTCCTCTTGGAGTAACTACAATATCTGTTTGATTTCTAACATAATTTTTTCCACCACTAAGAATGTCAATAGAAGTTATTTTTCCATCAGAAACATTGGCTTTTAATCTAGCAAATCCTTGAGTAGTACCAGTTCCTACAACTTGTAAATCAGGAGCACTTGTATAATTAGTTCCTTTAGTTAATATCATTACATCTACAATTACACCTGCTTCAATAATTGGAACCAAATTTGCACCTGATCCAGTTAATAATTCAATATGTGGTTGTTTTTCATAATTTATTGTATTTTCTGCACCATACCCAATACCACCTGAACCAACATAAACATTTTCAACACTTCCTTCTATTTCAGCAACTGCAGTAGCAGTATAATATGATGGAATACTACTTGTAGTACCAGCAGACACTACACCATCAATATTAACTTTAATATCTGGATATTTAAAAGTATGAGTACCAATACCAATACTAGTTAAATCTGAATATATTTTTCTTTCGTAGTCAGTATAATTATTCTCAATTAATTCAACCTTAAAATCACTTATATTAACTGTAATGTTATTACAATAGAATAAAAATTCATCAAGATTTTCACTTTGTGCAATAAACTCTCCAGTAAGAACTCCAATTGGGGCAGTACCTGTACCATCATTATTCCAATGAGTAAAATCTGTTCTAGGATTAGTTGCTCCAGGAAGATTGGTATGAACCCTATGCATCCTTTGACCACCATCAAGAAGAGCATTATTATCAATTTTTATAGAAATTCTATACTTTTCACCAGCTCTTAAATTTTTTAATAATATACCAACAAAACCAGCATTAGTACCACCATCCACTTGTTGCCATGAAGTAGCACCACTCACATAAGTATGTGATGTTAACCTTGCCTGTCTTCTATATTCAACTCCTAGTGCATAATTAGTATCTGGGGCAGGACCATTATCAGCAAGTTTAAATGTATCATTAGAGATTTTATTAACCTTATATTGAGTTATTGTATTCAATCCAAGAATTCTATCTGTAGTAGAAATACCACAAGAATATTCTACAACTTCTCCAGATTTAAATCCATGATTTCTAGCATAAATGCTATTTTCTACAATATCAACTCCACTAAAAGTATTAAATAAATTCTTTTTGTTAGTTGGTGGGTAATTTTGAGAATCTACTATAACGTTTCTATTAATATAATCTGAACCTTGCTCAGTAACTACAATTTCATCAATTATTTTCCTGAGTTTTGTAGATTTAAACTTATGACCTTTACTTCCTATTCCATTAAAGACAATTAAATTTGTTTTAGTAAGTGCTCTATCTTTAGTTGTAGCTAAACGAAAAGTATTATTATCAATTTTAGCAATAAAATAATTACCACTTGAAGTTAATCTATTAGTATCAAATCCAACATTTGTACTAGTAATACCAATTGGATTACCTTCATTTTCATATATAACCTCCTCACCATCTACGAACTTATGTTCCAATCGTATTCCTGTAATATCAATAGGAAGAGTAATATTATTTGCTGCAGCAGAAACAGAATCTTCAGAAACTCTAACCGTATGTGTATATGACCTCATTTTTGGTCTACATACTGTTCCAGATCCATTTCCTCCACTTATTGTTACTGCAGGAGGATTAATATAATCAAATCCTTGTGTTAGAAGATTAATTTTTGATATTTTTCCAGAAAAAGCAGGGTATATTTTAGCATCACTACCACTAGTATCGGTAATTGAAATAGTTGGTGGATTAATAACATTATAATTTTTTCCAGAATCTAAAGCATCAATAGATTGTATTGGGCCATAGAAAATAGAATTTTCATCAACTGGAGAATGCAATTCTACTCCATTTAATGAAACACCAACAGGGCCAACAATATTTGAATTATTGTTCGCAGATAAAGGAGTTTTTAATATACGTTTAAAATTTTTCTGATTTTTTAAACCACCAGCTTCATACAATTTTGCAGGAGTTAAACTATGAACAGCAGTAGGATTATATCCAGTATATTTGATTAATTCAAATCTTTCCGTATCTACTCTATTTTGCCCAACACACAATCTTATTGTATTATTATCAACTTTATTAATAAAATAATATCCAGAATTAAATGTACTTCCATACCCAACATCATTTAATCTACTTTCCAAAGTATATACATTAACTCCCGAATTTCCATTAGGTGCATTATAATAAACTTTGTCACCATTAATAAACTGATGATTTGGAATTGTTATTTCAGATTTATTTGTGGAAACTCCAATTGATTGAAAAGTTTTTTCACCATTACTACTATTAGTATCAAATGCTGGATATCCAGAAAAAGTTACATATGTATTATCATCAGAATCAACAAAAGTATTTTGAATATTACCAAGTAAAGAAGTAATACCAAATCCAGTAGATACATAATCTAATCTTTTTCTAAACTTATACTTAGGACCAATATCCAAATCATCTGAAATATTAAATTGTTTATTATCAAAAATACTTACTACTTTTGTATTGTCTTTACCTGGAACTCTTATTCCAGTCTCAGCATAGTATATGTCAATATAATCACCAACATATAAGTAATGATTAACTGGAGTTACTATAGTTTTAGCCGATGTGTCATTTGGATCAGCTTTTGGTAAATCTGAAATGTCTATTTCAGCAATATTATTATAAAACCATGTATTAAACTTGGGATCATTTGCATCTGTTTTTTCACCCAAATGTTTCACTCTTATTGTATCATCTACATTGAAATATTTTGTACTAGTAACATTTGCTGAGACTCCTGAGACAGACCCAACAATTCGCATTTCACATACTTTGCTTATATCATTATCCTCGTACCCATAAAGGAAATTTCCACTAAGTATTGGAATATCACGATCCAATCCAGATACATTTCCCTCTACCATAGGCAAACTACCTATACCAACACAATCAAAGAACTGATTATATGATTTTGACCCATAAGACACTGTGGAATATGTCTTATAATCACTAAATGGGTCTAAGTAGTAAAAAACACCATCTTTTTCTGGAAAACCAATAGTAGAATCAACAGTTACGACACTTTTATCCTTCAATCTTTCTAAAAGTTGTGTTTTACTGTTTATAACAAACTCAGGAGGCATTCCTGGTTCATTCTCATTAACAACAGTACCCTTAACAAAGGAAATTTTATAATATTTCTTATCTCTCAAAAATATTTGTCGAACATTTTCTGCAGCACCAGAAGCTGTAGGTGAAATCTCATCACCTTGGTATAATTTTGTACCAATTAAATTGAGTGGATCACCTTGTATGGCTTCTACAATCATATCATCAGTAACACTCCATTTTGCTTCAGATGGGATAAGTGTTTCATCAAAAGGTTTTACTACAAATACTTCTTCCCCAAAAAGTACCTGAAAAAGAATTTTTAGTGAAACATCTGTTCCCTTTGAACTATAGAAATCTTTTGCTCTTGAAAGTATATTTTCGGCAGAAAGACCTTGCTTAAATGTTCTTTTTTCTAATCCTGGTAAGAATTGTTGCTTATGTTTTTCATAAAACTTATTTAAGAATATAAAGTTTAAATTGACAACAAGTGTTCCTGCCTCATGTGAATCACTATTTGAATCCACAAATGTCAAAAATTCTGGATTACTTATGCTCTCAATTTCAGAAATACCACTAAAACCACGAACACATCCACTCAATTCAGTCAATCCAGTACTTTCATCAAATGATTTATTCGTATAAGTAATAATTTCATTATCAATTTTAATAAGTCCATAAGTATCAGGAAGACCTTCTACTGGAATTGTTAATGTTTTTGCTGGAGTTACAGTAGTATTAGTATGAGTTAGATATATTTTAGAGTCGTATGCTAAAGCATTAACTGCTAATATTATGGGTTTTGTAGGTAAAAGAGCATTTGGAGGTGGTAATGTTTGTTCTTCTGCCTTAGAAACATCAACTAAAGTGGATATATTTTTAAATTCGTTTAAATTATCAGCAAGATAAGTTGATCCATAGTGATGTTCCTCAGAAACATAATATTGCTCCAAAAATTCTTTGAATTTTGGATTATCAGATTCAATAAAATCAGGTAATAAACTAGCTAAGATATTAGATATTTGTACTTTTTTAGTTGTCATTTCTTATCTTGTATACTTTTTAGTACTGATGAAACTTGATGGTGGTACATAATTTGTTCCAGATTTATTTGATCCAGCAACAATTGTATCTTCTTTGAGATTTAATGTACTTCCAATATTATCTAGCACGATATAAATACTCTCTTTTGCGATGATATCATTGGATTCTGGAGTAACTTCAATTTCAATTCCAGCATTTACACTACTTGTTACAATAGTCGTTGGATAAAGGATAATTTCACCTTTAACATAGTCAACTATACCAGCATTTTCATTAATAAAGTTAATTGCATTATCTACGATAGTGAAAAATCTAACTGTCCCCGTTTTTCCATCACTATATGGTAAATCAGTTAAATATACATTTCCAGAAACACCTTGCAACTTAAATGCAGAAGATCTGATATTAAAACCTTCCATATCAGCATGGAATTGATTTCCATAACAAATTTCATAGTTAGCAAGCATATTATACTCAGGAACCATTATTCTCTTCATTACAATTTTAGTAATATTGGAAGTAATTCCAGTATCAACTTTATCAATAATAGAAACCAACTTACTATATTTTAGTCTACCACCAAATGAATTAATATCTGATGATTTTGCATAAGTTTCTATGGCTGAAAGAATTCTAGAGTGTAATTCTTGTTTATTTGGAATATATCCAGAGTCATATGACACAGTTGATTCATATTCAACATAAAGATACTTAAGATCTATAAATTCTTGCTTAATTCCACCAACTGTATACTTTTTCAAGTCAGTTCTAATGGATTCTTTAGCAACATCGGACAATATTTCACCATTTTTTGGTTTAACAGTAATATAAACCTTACCATATTGAGGTGGATCTAGTTCTTCACCACCATATGCACTCACAGAGTCAATATTTGGATATAAAAATGGTATTAAACTAGTATAATCATTTGGTGTGACTGCCCTGTATTGGGATGCATATACCCTTGGAGCAAGATATTTGATATTGTCTATAGATTCTATAGAATCACCGTTCTCAGACGCTTGTAGAGTGCTTAAACCAGTTATACCATCATCAATGCTTATATCAACTCCACCAACCATATATGTTAATTTACCACTAAAGTTAAAATTAGCAGCATCATTACCTTCAATACCGTTTGTGAGGATATAACTCACTTCGATATTACTTCCATCAGTTGGTTTTTTACCTAAAGTGTCATCTCCAAATAAGATTTGATATTTCTCATCCTCAATCTCTTGTGTTAGGAATAACCTAGAATCCTTATTAACATCAAAGATATTTGTATATGGAACATAGTTTTCAACAACATTAGATGTAACAGTTACACGAATTGTTGAAGTATCAACATTCTGATTTGGTATTATATACTTCTCATCTGGCAAAGAATCATTAACTTTAAAGATTTTTGTCAAATAAGTACCTTCATAAATTGAAATATTTTCAAATCTTACTATTCCACTAGGGTCTGGAGTAGCACTGATGTCATCTGGAATAGAGAATATGTAATTTCCTCCTGTAATAGATCCAACTGCAACAATTCCCTTATGCAATTTAACTGATTGTACTGGTTTTCCTGTTATATCGACACTAAAACTTACCTTTGCGATTGATGCTTTCTTAGATCTTGGTACATAACCAATGTTTCTTGCTAATGAGACAACATTTTCTCTTAAAGTAGCACTATCAATAAAAGATTCATTGACAGCCATGTTCGTATTATACGAAGTAATGTAGGAATTATATGCTAGAGTATCAATTAATACTGAAAAGTTAGACCCCTCAAAGTCAAAATCTGTAAATGAAGAGTTAGATCTCAAATAATTCTTAATTTGAGCACGTAAGTCGTTAAAATCTAAGTTAGTAAATTGATTAAATGCCATTATACCCTAGTCGGTTGTAGTAAAAATTCTATATTCTGTGGAGGAAAAGGTAATCCTGTAATCAAATAACCAATACGAATGTATAAATCATTATTATCTTGCTGAGCCTTGACAGAAACATCATTAAGAGTGATTCTAGGTTCATAGTTTTCCAATAAAGTCTCTATTTCTGTCTCTAAAACAGAAGCAATATCATTATTATTTAAGTCAAATAAAGAATCTTCAATCCTTGTACCCAATAATTCATTAAAAAATCGCTCATTAAGTTTAGTTCGGCATAAATTTACTACCGATTTCTTAATTGCGTCCTCATTTTTAAGAACTACAATATCATTTGTAACTGGATGTCTCGAAAAGGACAAACTAATGTCCTTAAATGCACGAGATATTTGTACGGCCATTCAGATTGATATACTTTGTTAATATATCTATAATGGTTTTTAGTATTTATTGCTTAATAACGACTAGGAATCTTGTTATATTGCTCTTTTTCGTCTTTTTCTTCCATTTTTTCGTATTCTAGGGTTATTTTACGTCCTTCTTTCTTAGTTGTGCCATGATAAGTGTCCCAAACAGTAAAACTGCCCCCTAATAGTACGGAGGCAGCTTTAATATATTTCATTGCTAGTTCTTCTTTTGTCATTTAAGCACCTCAGTTAGAAAATTTTTGTATTTTATAGTTTGAAAGTTTATATTATCAGTTTTTTCACCATTTTCATCCAAAGATTGCCAAATTGCATTATCTGATTCATAACAATGAATGCTTTCAAAGGAAAAATCAGCATCTGGTAGTAAATCTACCAAATCATCTCTAACTAAGAACGCATTTCCCGTATGACATACTACTTTATAACCCTTTTTCTCTGCTAAATTCCAAGTTGACTTTAAATTGTTAATAACATAACCTGTATTACCTATTTCACCCTTTGCATGTTTGTCATCATACATGTCTTGTCCGTCTTGAAGAGTTAAAGTTTCAATTATAATAACTTTAGGACGGTATTCAGTTAAAGATTCAAATATCTCATAATCAAGTCCATCAGTATCCATTGATATTAATGATAGATTATCATTTGTAATATTAAACTCGGATAGTTTTAGTAAATTATCCAAAGAATACTCTCCTGTTGACTTTGGATCAACAAAACAATTCATTGCCTCAGTATTATCATAGTCCTTTAAACTATCAAGTAGTTGATTTGCTCTATTAGAGTCTCCTTCTATAAGAAGTGCATTAAAACCCTTATTTTTCCATAAATTAAAAATGTTACTTAGGTATACTCCATCCCATGCACCAAATTCAACAACTATACCATCAGTAATATTAAGGTCACTGAACAATTGCTCAATGACCCCATCTTCTCCATTTTGACTAATAATGTTCTTACCATACGTACTATAGTAATTACTATTGAAACTCATTTTGTTTTCCTCATAGGTACTTGGATTGTCCACGCAGATGATACTAAATCGACCATTTTAAATTGTTTCTTATTCTTATCAATTTCATTCAACATTGTCTCACGGCCAGGTTCAGGTTGTATTTCACCATAATGAGTTCTATGTTCTGTAACAGCAGATCTTAAACCCATGTAATCCAGTATAGCACCATCTATCATATGATAGAGTGTATCCCAAGTAAGTGTTTCTCTTAACTGTGTTGCAATTCGATCAA